GATATATGAAGTGGAAGATGGAAAAGACACCTCCGGCTCCTTCTTATCTGTTCTTGCCACCGCGTGACATGAAAACTCCAAACCTCAAAATTCGGGGTGACTACTACTCGTCTATTACTGCTATCCCCATTAATGACGGATTGAGGATAGAATCTGTCGGAGTCTCTTTCGGGGATGATATTGAAAAGAAATACGGCAGTATAATACTGGCCGTAGGTCCCGAAGCATTGGGGCATTTTATGGTTCATTTTATGAATCCCGCATTACGGGAATATTATGCAAAATTCGGTATACTGTGAGCTGTTGGTGTGATAATAAAAAAAGGATGCAGGATATAGAGAGAGTCCGAAGCCTTGCACGCATAGCTGCCAAGATGGATCACTCTGTGTATGTGCTGTACGAAAGGAAAGACGGAACCTTTGATTTTCTACCGGAAGGTATTGAATTCTATGGAACGTTTGTTGAATTGGTATTTTATTAGAATAAGAAGTAATAACCATCGTGTGAAGGGGCACGATACAAAATTTTAAATTATGGCGAATGAATTTAAAATAACGGATATTGTTGATAAAAAAGCTTTTGACGAATTAAATAGCTTAATTGCTAAGTTTAATGAAACCAAAAAGGTTTACAAGGAGCTTACCGAAGAATTGGCTGGTGGTCTTGACGTTAAACCTAAAGATCTTAAAGAATTAGCGGATAAAACAGAGAAGTATACCGGTATAATGAACCAATTGATTACTACTCAAAACGAACTGTCTGATATACAAGGTAGATACAAGGGTTTACTTAAGCAAATAGAAGAACAAACGGAGAAAAATGTAAAAGCTATTCTGGAAGAAGCAAAAGCTAATAAACTAAACAAAGATGCAGAGTTGGCAGCTCAAAAGATTGAGACGGAACGATTAAGGCAAAAAAAATTAATAAATCAAGAAAATAAAAGATATAAATATACAGTAGAGGAGGGGATCTCAGCCCTTAGAATGGAAATTAAAACACTTCGGGATGCTGAGGAGCAGAATAAAATACTTCGTTCCGCAAGAAAAGAAGTAGATATAACTACAAAAGAGGGTACTGAAACTATAAAGAAGTTTAATGAAGTCATAGATCGTAACGATTCATTGATTAAAAAGAATTCTGATTCTTTAGTTCAGTCAAAGATGAATGTCGGCCGTTATAAAGAAGATATAAAAGCTGCTACATCGGAGATATTAAAAGGTAATGTCTCTCTCAAAAACATGGGTAATCTGGCCAAGAGCACCGGAGGTCTATTAAAATCCAGTATGGGAACCGGATTACAAGAAATCAGGATTGGAGTGGGTTCAATGATTAAGGGAATGGTAGGTGCACAGGCTGTCATTTCCGGCATACAACAAATGATAGGTCTGTTTAAATCGGGAGTAAGATCTATTATAGATTTTGAAGCTGCAAACAGTAATCTTTCTGCAATTTTAGGAACTACTTCTAAAAATATAAAAGATCTCACCGCAGATGCTCAACGCCTAGGGGCAGCTACTAAGTATACTGCTTCTGAAGCTACCGGACTACAAATAGAATTAGCCAAATTAGGATTTTCCCGGAAAGAAATATTGCAATCGACTGAAGGTATTCTCAAGTTTGCTCAGGCAACTGGTGCAGAATTACCTGAAGCGGCAGCGCTTGCCGGTGCTGCACTACGAATGTTTAATGCTGATACTTCTGAAACGGAAAGATATGTGTCGGCAATGGCTATTGCAACTTCAAAGAGTGCACTTTCATTTTCTTATCTTCAGACAGCTATGCCCATTGTAGGACCTGTTGCAAAAGCTTTTAATTTCCAGATAGAAGATACTTTAGCATTATTAGGGAAATTAGCAGATGCCGGATTTGATGCTTCTATGTCTGCTACTGCAACGCGTAATATTTTGCTTAATCTTGCCGATGGTTCAGGTAAATTAGCAAAGGCGCTTGGTGGTCCGGTAAAGACACTCCCTGAATTAGTTGCTGGACTTAAAAAATTAAAAGATCAAGGAGTAGATCTAAATACGACATTAGAGTTAACAGATAAGCGCAGTGTTGCTGCTTTTAATGCTTTTCTTACTGCTGCTGATAAAATAGTTCCATTACGTGAACAAATTACAGGAGTTAAAGGAGAATTGGATGACATGGCTAATACAATGGGGGATAATGTTCAAGGAGCTATTGCCGGATTATCTTCAGCATGGGAAGCATTTATGCTATCATTTTCAAAATCTACAGGTCTGATGAAAGATGTCTTAGATTTTTTTGCAGAAGGATTAAGAGAAGTTGCGAAACAGTTGAAATCATATAATCAGATGCAGGATGATGCGGAAAATGAAGCAGTAGCTAGAGCACAAAAGGAGTTAGCCACATCCGATGTTCTGAAAAAGAATCGAGAAAACATGGCTCGACTGTATAAAGAAAAAATTAAGGAAGGGATGTCGGCAGATGAAGCTGCTATATCTGCTAAAGAAGAATATATTTCTTCATTGGAAAGTACTTTTGAAATTGAAAATAGGGCATATAAAACAGCAATACATGATCGGAAACAAGCTGAAGAGGAATTAAATAAAACGGGATTGTTTTATTTTAATTCATCAAAAGGATTGTCTAAAAAACAATTAAAAGAAAACGTTGAGACTGCAATTGTAGCCGCTGCTGGTAAAAAGGCAATAGCATCTATAACAGAGTCTATTATTGAGGATTTAAAAAAAGTAGATCTTCAGCAAGAAGAAACAAATCAAAACTTAACAAAAGAATTAACGGATAAAGAAAAAAAAGAATTAGAAAAGGCTGAAAGAGAGCGATTAAAAATAAAAGAGAACTATCAGCAGTCTGAATTGGATCTGATGGATGAAGGCCTTGAAAAAGAGTTAGCAAAGATCAGTTTTGAATATACCAAAAGAATTGCTGCCATAAAGGGAAATAGTGAAGAAGAGATAAAGACTCGTGAAAATCTTTCTAAAAAAATGCAAGAAGCCATAGAAGACAAAACTGTGTCATTCAATTTAGACAAAGAGAAAAAGGACTTGTCTAATAGGCTTGAACTTGTAAAGGAAGGGAGTGAGGAAGAGTTGGAATTAAGGCAGAGATTGCTTCTTGTTGAACGTGCAAGAGAAGTATATTATGCAGATAAAACTGGAGAAGATGTCGTTGCCATTCAAGAGAAATATGATAAGAAATCTATTGATTTGATGGCCAAATTTGCAGATCTAAGGAATAAAAAACTGCAAGAGCAATATTCTATGGATGCTATAATAGCTTCAGCCAGTATGCAGGAAGAATTGGATGCCTTATCTGCAAAATACACTAAGGGGCTGATTCAAAGAGAGGATTATGAGCGTGAAAAAGCGAAAATAACGCAAAAATATGCCATAGAACAAGCACGAGCGGCTATTGAATTGGCTAAACAACAATTGAATACTCCCGGATTATCTCCGGATGACAAACTTAAATTAGAAAGAAAGATAGCAGAGGCTGAGATCGCTCTTGCTAAAGAGGTACGTGATGCTGAAATTAATGCATATGAAGATACAGTAAAAGCGCATCAAAAGAAAATGAATAAGATTTCTGAAGGTATACAAATGGCCTCAGAAATACTTAATGGATTTTCAGAACTTGGTTCTGCCATTTTTGATCGGAAAATCTCTGAAATAGAGAAAGAACAAGAGGCTAATGAAAAATCCGGAGAGGAAGAAATAGAAAGAATAGAAAAGCTGGCTGAAAAAGGGGCTATTACTACAGAGGAAGCTGAGGAAAGGAAAAGAGTTGCTGAAAAGAAAACAGCGGCAAAGAATAAAGAACTGGAGAAACAAAAAGCTGATTTACAAACCAGACAAGCAAAGTTTGATAAAGCCAATAATATAATGCAAACAATAATGAATACAGCGGCCGGTATAATGAAAACTATTGCCGAAGTTGGGCTTCCGGCAGCAATTCCATTTATAGCTACAACTTCTGCATTAGGAGCTATTCAACTTGCTACTATCATTGCCCAGCCCATTCCTAAATATGCTAAGGGTACAGATAACCATCCCGGTGGGTTAGCTATTGTAGGAGATGGAGGTAAACATGAAGCTGTTGTAACTGACAGGGGAGCTTATATAACTCCTAATGTTCCTACTTTGATTGATTTACCGCGTCGGGCAAAGGTTATTCCCGATGTAGATATAGAGAGGCGCAGTGATTTCCTGCCTCCTTTTGACAGGTTAGCTTTGTATCGCAGCATGAACTTGCGTTCAGACATAGGTGCTTTGATGAAGGATGCCGAAAGGATGGGTGAGCCTATTACTGTGAATGTGAATAATGATTATAGAAAGTTGGAGCGTGAGATGCAGTCGTTAAACCGTTCGTTTGAAAAGATGGCTAAATACCAGAAGAAGGCTGCAAAAGAGGCCGAGCTAAGAAATATATCAAGCCGTATTTAAATCACCGTATAAAGGAGTACGGAACATTCTTATGAAAACAAATCAAATTATGATTCGCCAAATGGGTGAATTTAAGGTAATTCAGAGAACTAAAGATGCGTTTTTCAATGCTACAAATTTATTGAAACAGTGGAATCAATTGAAAGGTATGAAGAAGGAAGTTAATGACTACTTCGGCTTATCTTCCACTAAAGAGTTCATTTACACTATAATGGAGAGAGAAAATTATGATAGGGGTAATTACCCCTATCATAAATCAAGGGCAAATAAGGGGGATAATGCGGGTACCTGGATGCATCCACTACTTTTTATTGATTTTGCAATGTGGATAAATCCGTCTTTTAAATATGATGTTCTCAAATTTGTCTATGATGAAATGATAAAATTCCGCAATCTTGCTGGCGATGCATACCCATCCATGTGTAAAGCGGTCAGTTCTATTTTGCCAGATGACCTATTCAAACAAAAGGTTAAAGATTTGGCAAAATCCCTCAATATTATTGTTTATGGCAAACATGAATTAGAGATGCGTAATAAAATTGGTGATGAAGCTAAAATACGCGAATTGTATGAGTTGGAATTACAGATAGCTCAATGGATTGAGCTCGGATTCATTAAAGATTATAAAGGTTTGAAAGAGACCTTGAACAAAGTGTATTACAAAAAGTATCCTAATATTTTGCCGCTTTAGCATGATATACACAGACCTTGATAGAATATCCCTCCGAATATTCATAGATGTATTTTGTGGAAATTCGGACGCCGTGTGTGAAGGAGATTATAGTGAAGATGAAAAGCAGAAAGCGGCGTCCGGATTGGTTAATGAATATATGTCTATAGTTGGGAAGAAGGGAATATTGGCTGAAGTTTCTAAGAAGAATGAAATTATCAGCCTTGTGATAAAGATACAGTTGATGAACTGCTGCCGTTACCTTACTGAAGAGAAGGAGTGGTCTACGGTTTGTTTGATTCTTAATGATATAGGATACAGTCTTGATCCTAATGATCACAATAAGATATGCAGCAGGATTGAAGCTATTTTATCTAACAGTAGATTTCGGGTGGATAAGATCATGTCAGAACAATCCGACCTCCCTAAGTCGGCTATTATGGATAGGGATTACTTTGTGAGAGAAAGAGTGGCCGTAATGCAACATTTCAATATGCATATTGATCCGGATTCATTTTCCGCAAAGGAATATGCCTATATGGTAAAGAGGATGTGTGATGATGTTGATTTGCGTCTGAAATCATTAAAAAGAAAATAATATGTATTATAAATGTGAATTGTTAGTTGATGGATACTCGTATCAGGTAACGGATAACCTGGTCAATTGGGATGACATAACCACTTCTTTTAAGAGGGGGGATTATGATGGAGTCGTAAGATCGTTCTCTACAAAGTTTGAGTTTTCTAATGCTGCATATAATTTATTAAAACGTGTATTCCGAGATAAATATCTGCAAGCATCTGCGAGTGTGGTGTTTTACACAAGAAATAATAGCTGGCTATGGAATGAAAGATTCCGGTGTTCGTTAGATTTCTCCACATTTCAAGATAATGGGAATACCATATCTATCAGTGCT